GGACTGTCGTCCCGCCGAACGCGGCCTTCAGGCTGGCCGCAGGTTCACCCAAGCGGATCGTCAGTTGAATAATGCAAGACGACCGGAATGACCGCGGCCTTGAGGTTGGCCGCACCCTCTACGGCCAGATCGACCGGGCGCGGCGCTTCCGCCTCGACCCAGTCGCAAAGCCCGCCCAGCGTGCGGTCGGCGGCGAGCGCCGTGCCGACGCTGGCGGTCAGCGTATCGAAGGCGGCGTCACGGTCGTTCGTCCCTTGCAAGGGTCCACCGGACCCTTGCATCTGCTGGGCAGACCGGGCCTCACCCTGCACGACCGCCTCGATCTCGGCGCGGTGCTGGTAATGGTAGCGCAGCGGCGACAGCGTCACCTCCGGGTCGCCCGGCTCTCCTTCGCGCAGGATCAGCAGTCCATCGGCCGGAACGCGCTCGGGCAGGACCTCGCCGCGCAGGACGGTAGCGGGCAACGCCGAGAGCCGCGCGTGCAGCGCGGCGAGGATGGTCTCAAAGGTGGTGGGCATGACGGCGCACTTCCTGAATTGTGACTTCTGCTGTGATCGAAGATATGCTAAGGGTAATACCCATGAATACTCACCCGGAGTCGTCCACATGACCGCCATTCGCCCCGTCGCCGTGAAGCTCGATCAGGACATACGCGACCGCCTCAAGCGGCTGGCGGATGCCAGAGATCGCTCCACTCACTGGATGCTGCGCGAGGCCGTGGCGCAGTTTGTCGCGCGTGAGGAAAAGCGCGAGGCGTTTCGCCAGGCCGGGCTTCAGGCATGGGAGGCGTTTCAGGCTACGGCCAAGCACGTCACGCATGATGAAGCCGATGCCTGGCTTGCCAGGCTCGAAGCAGGCGGAGATGCGGACGCTCCTGAATGCCACGACTGATCTGGTCTCCCGCAGCCCTGCGGGACGTCGAGCGGCTCTACAGGTTCCTTGCCGACAAAAACCCCGATGCCGCCCGACGCGCGGCCAAATCCATCCGCGAGGGCATGAACATCCTGCGCGACCAGCCGGGAGTTGGTCGCCCCGTCGAAGAGATGGAGCCGGAATTTCGTGAGTGGTTCATCGCGTTCGGTGACAGCGGGTATGTGTCGCTCTATCGGTTTGACGGCGAAACGGCGGTGGTCCTTGCCGTTCGCCATCAGCGGGAGGCTGGGTATTGATGGTAAGGGATGGGCTACACCTTTCCTTCCACCCAGTTCGCCACGATCAGCCCCGGCACCCTGTCTTGTGCGCGCTCGGCATCCCTCGCGAGGTCCAGCCGCTTGCGCAACTTGACCTGCGGCACCAGCAGGAAGATCGGCACGGTGGTCAGGCCACGTCCGGTCTTCGAGCGTGATGCGACAGCGCGCCCGCGCGCATTCAACCGCCCTTCCGCCACCAAGAGGCTCGGTCCCGTTCGCCGATAGACGAAACGCAAGCGCAGACCCGACCGGTGCTCCCACTCAAAGGGTGTGATGCGCCCACCGCGCGGGGATTTGCCGGCGGCAGGTGTGGGGATCGCCAGCCAGAACCCGTTGCGCGAGCGAATCAGAGGCCCGGTGTCATGCGCGCCGATGATGACGGGAGCCTTGGACCAGACGAGCGCCGCGGCGTTCAGGCTCTCGCCGGCCTTCGGGAAGTTCTGGCTCCGGATCGAGTTGGCCAGGCGCCGGCCAAGGCCCGCGCGGGTTATCTGCCCGCGCCAGGCGGTCTTGAGACTGGTGCCGGCCTCGCGCGTGGCGGCCGAGACGGCCTTCTCGCCCGCCTTGATTTCGGCGGCCATCATGGCGACGAGGTCAGGCGTGATATCGAGTTTCAGTTTCATGATGATCACCGATCACGCCGGGCGCAGATCAACGGTCCAGATGAGCCGCTCGCGGTCGCGGACGGGCTCGCCCTGGATGAGGAAAGGCTCGCCCTTGATCTCAACCCTGTCTCCGGGGCGCGGGTTCGGGACCTCGGCCACGCGCAGATCAATGCGCGTGGTCTCAGACCAGAGCCTTGCGTCACCGAAATTGGTGACCTCATCCGCGCGGCGGGTGACCACGCGGACGAGTTTCGGTGCGCCACCGTCCGCGATCCAGGTTGCATCGCGGGCGATGTTGGGATCGGCGAACAGGTTGTCGATGGCGGCGGCGAAGACCGACATGCGCGCGCCCGTCAGTTCGAGCTGTGCAGGCGGATCGCGAGGCGCGGGCGCTTGTTGACCGGCAGGATGGAGCTTTCCGTCATCAGATCAATCCAGCGGCCCTTGGCGTCCATCATCTGGCGGGCATAGAGCGGCAGGCCCACGGTGTTGGCGGTTTCCAGCAGGTTCGCGGGCCCGCCATAGGTGGTGAAGGTGTCGAACGTGCCCAGCGGAAACGCGATGCCCTCGCCAGTGGGGATCAGCCGTTCCGAGGTGCCGTTCGAGAGGGTGACCGAGCCGTTGTATTCCTCGAACAGGATCCCCGCGAAGGGAAACGCCCGGCGCATGTCCTCGCGCAGCGGCTGGCCGCCGGTGGCGGAGAAGAACTTGTAGGCGTCTTCCGTCTTGGGGTGGCTGATCAGCTTGTCGAAGAATTCGGAGCTGACCAGCGCATGGGCAGTGGTCATGGTCTCGCCCTTGAGGTTGTCCTCGATGGCGCGCAGGGTGGTGCGGACCTTGCCCTGGATGTTGGTGCCCGCTGTCCCGAAGACGAAGTCGACCGAGATCTGATCGAGCCCGAATTCGGTGAAGTAGTTGTAGAGCGTGGTGCCGGCGCCGTCCTTCACGATGCCACGGAGCGCGTTCATCTCCATGTATTCGCGGGTCTGGGCATGCTTGCGGCGCATGAGCGTCAGTTTGCGGTTCATCACCTCGACCAGCGGATCGGCCGCGTCCGAGACGCCCAGCGCGGGCATCCCCTGGATATCGGCGGGCAGGATCACGTCGTCATGCGGGATCCACGGCAGGGCGAAGCTGCGCATCGAGCGCGCCTCGCGGTTGCCGACGGTGGCCGGCGCACCCAGCGGCACCGAAGGCAGCAGGCTGAGAACCCCCTCGCGCTGTTCGATCACGATGGAGCGTTGGGTGACGCCTTCAAAGCGGAAGAGGCCGATCTGGCCGAGGCGGGTGTAGAGGTTGGGCAGGATATTGATGGCCTGCGTCATCTCGGCGAGCGAATAGCCGCCAGCGTCGAACGGGTTGCGGGTGATGGTCATGGGGAACTCCGGGAAAGAGGGACAGGGAGGAAAGGGGTCGAGCTGCGCGCGAACCCGTCAGGCCGTATCGCGGGGCACGATGCCGAGGTTCGCCAGCTGGCCCAGCTTGGTGGCGATCTTGGCGGCGTCATCGACGGTGGCATCGAACACGAGGGCTGCCTTCGAGACGATGGCCGGGCCACGCACGACAACGATGCCCACCGCGTCGGCCAGCGTTGCATCGACGCCGTAGAGCAGCACGGCCGCGGCGGTCTCCGATCCGTCGGTGCCGGTGTCGGGGGAGAGCGTGTGCTTGCCGCTTGCGGTGATGCGCCCGAGCACGGCGCCGACCGGATAGGTCATCCCGGCAAGCAGCGTGACGGTCTCGCGGGTGTAGTTCGGGTTGACCTCATACTTGAGGACATCGCCGCTCAAAGCGGGCTGATGAAGGACGGTCATGGCGGGGCTCCTGTTCAAAAAATGCAAGCGATGACCCCTCGCCGATAGAGATCAGCGGGGGTCAAGACGGTGGATTGATTGCGGAAGTGACCGCCGGTGCGGGCGGCGACTGGCGTCAGCCGCGGTTGTCCGATGCCGCCGCGCGTTTCGCGGCGGCGACGATCGGGCTTTCCTGTGCCAGCGGCAGGGCCGGTGAGCGCGGGGCGGCGACGATGTCGCGGGCGTCGGCGGCGGCGCTGGCGCGCTCGAGCACCAGACGGCGCAAGGCCTCCGGGGTGGTGCCCTCGCGCAGCGCCTTCGCCGCGTCGATGGCGATGCCGAGGCGGCCCGCCTGCGCCGCGATCTCGGCGATCTCCGCCGCCGCCTCGCGAAGCCGCTGTGAGAGCTCAGCCAGATTGCTGGGCTGCGGGGCCGCCTGCGCTGGGGCAGATGCCGCGGCAGCGGGCGGTTGATCTTCTGTCGTGGACGGGGCCGGAGCAACCGGCAGATCATCTGGGGCATCGGTTTCGCCGTCTTCGACATCGTTCAGGTCGATTTCCGGGTCCTGCAGGGTGTCACCGGGGTTGCTGTTGTTGGTCATCATTGCCTCCTGTCTGGGATGGGGAAGGGATGCGCGGGCCGCGCGCCTGGAAGTGTGCGCCACTACGCGACCTGCGCGTGGCGTTCTGATTGACGGCCTTTGCGCGACCACCTGGCGGAACGCCGCGAACCCGCTCGCCAGATCGGTGACCTCGTCCGCAAGGCCAGCGGCGACGGCATCGGCCCCGCGATAGGTGGCCGCCTCGGTCGCCAGCGCGGCGGCCTCGCTCAGCCGCCCGCTGCGGCCGGCGGCGACGGTCTCGGCGAAGAGGACCCGCAGCACGTCGATCTCGCGCTGGATGTCGCCCTGCACGCTCTCGGGCAGGGGCTGATAGGGATTGCCATCGACCTTGTGCTGGCCGGAATGGATCAGCGTCACCCGCACACGGTCCTGGTCGAGCTTGCCGCTCAGGTCTGCGTGCATCACGACCACCCCGATACTGCCCAGCGCGCCGGTGCGGGGCAGCAGGATCCGATCGGCCTGGGAGGCCAGCGCATAGCCTGCCGAGAAGGCGTGTTCGGCGACGAAGGCCCAGACCGGTTTGTCGTGGCGCAGCGCCCGGATGCGGTCGGCCAGGTCGAACACACCCGCCACCTCGCCCCCGAAACTGTCGATCTCCAGTGCAAGGCCGCGCACGGTGGGATCGCTGGCCGCCGCCTCGATCTGGGCGGCGATGCCCTCATAGCTGGTCTGGCCCGAGGATTGACCGATCCAGCCGCCGCGATGGATCAGCACGCCCGCGATCTCGATCACGGCGATCCCGTCGACGACCGGGTAGGCCGCATCGCCGTGTCGGTGCCCGTCCTCGAGCAGCCCACCGGCCAGAATGCTGGCGCGGGCGAGCGGGGCGGCGGTGCCGGCTGCATCTGCCAGCTCGCTGTCCAGCACCTCGACCGGCCGCCCGAGGATGCGCGACCCGAGGCCCGACAGGAAGGCCATGGCCTTGGAGGGCTCGACCAGCAGCGGCGTGTTGAAGGCGCGCGCGGCGATACGGGCATGGAGCATCAGGGCTGGTCCTTCGCTTGGTTTTGCATTTCTGTCTCGGTTATGGTAAGGGGGTATCCGTATAAGTAAGGAATAGTCCGATGCAGGAATCGACCGTCACGGTCAAAGGCCAGACCACGTTGCCCAGGGATGTCCGGGCGGCCCTTGGTCTCTCGAGCGGTGACCGGGTGCGCTACATCATCCTCGATGGCGAGGTGCGCATCCTGAAAGCCCGGTCCGTCCGGGAGCTGCAGGGCGCACTCGCCCGGTCGGAGCAAAAGCCTGTTTCGCTGGACGCGATGGACGAGGCGATCGGCGCAGGGGCGGCAGAGAGCGGGACGCCGGGCGCATGATCGCGCTCGATACCAATGTGCTGGTGCGGTTTCTGGTGCAGGACGACGCTGAGCAGGCGCGCCTCGCAAATACCGTCATGGACCAGTTGACCGATGCGGCTCCCGGATTTGTCGGCCGGGAAGTCCTGGTCGAGCTCGTCTGGGTGCTCGAGCGGGCCTATGGCTACGGGCGCGCCGATATCGCCGCTGCGCTGGACGGCCTTTTATCGGCAACCGAACTGGTGATCGAGGCGGCCGATGAGGTGGGCGTGGCAGTCGATCGCTATCGCAACGATGGCTTCGGCTTTGCCGATCTGATGATCGCGGCCGCCGCGCGGCGTGCCGAGGCGACCGAACTGGTCACGTTTGATCGCAAGGCGGCGCGCCTGCCGGGGGTGCGTTTGCTGGTGGCCTGAACCTCACCTTTCGTGCCTGTTGTCAGGGACGTTTTCATCGTCCGTGTCGTCGCTGTCGGTGGCGTCTGTCTCCTCGGTCTCGCCCGGCACCGCCGTCGCGCCCTGCGCGGGCGAGCCGGGGCGGCGGAAGTCGAGACCCAGCAACCGCTCGCGGGCGCGCTCCGCCGCGATTTCTCGGTCGACCTGCTCGGCGTCATAGCCGCGCTCGGCGATGGCCTGGGTGCGGGATTTCAGCCCGGCCTCGATCTGGGCGATCTCGGCATTGGCGTCCTTTAATGGGTCGACCCAGTCCCATTTCGTGGGCAACCAGTCTGCGGTCAGGAGCCTTGCGCGGTTGGCCTCGTAGCCGGGCAGGGTGAGGGCGCCAGATAGCACGGCCGCATCCATCCAACGGGCATAAACCGGGCGGCAGAGCTGCCAGACCATGACTGAGTGCTGCCAGGCCGAGACGCGGCGGCGGAATTCGATCAGCGCGAGGCGCGAGTTCGAGAAGTTGCCCTTCACCATGTCATTGGCGAGATAGGGATAGGGGATGCCGAGTGCGGCGGAAATCTGCAGGAGCGTGCGGTACTGGAACGGCTCGTAGGTCGCCCCGCTGTCAGCGGGCTGGCCGACGGTCACGTCCTCGCCCGGGTTCAGGCGCACGATCTGCCCCGGGCTCAGCTCGACACTTGCAGGGGCATCCTCGTCTTCCGCAGGCGCCAGCGGGTTCTCGGGCGCAGGCGACGTGACGAACATCGCGTACATCGCCGCGACCTTCTTGCGGTCGAGCTCGGCATCGTCATACTGATCGAGCAGGAACAGCTTCACGATGGCGGGTGCCAGTTTCGACACCCCGCGCAGCTGGCCGCCCTCGACCGGGTCGATGACGTGGATGACCTCGCTGGCCGGCACCCGCACCACCTCTCCCGCCAGCCCCGGATCGGTGCTGTCGCCCGGATGGCGGCGCAGGAAGTGATAAGCAACGCGCCGCCCGATGCGGTCGAACTCGATGCCCTGACGTATGGCATTGCCATTGGCCGCCGTCCCGGTCTGTTCGAGCGGCAGCATCTCTGAGGGCAGCATCTGCAATTGCAGCGGCACGGTGAGCCCGTCCTCCGGGCGGCGCATCCGGATCCGGAAGAACACCTCGCCCGCGATGAAGACCTCGCGCGCGGCGCGGCGCTGCAACCCGTAGAAATCCGTCAGCCCCTCGGCATCCGCCTCGTCGGTCCAGGCGAGCCACAGGCGCTGAAGCTCTTCCTTGCGCGCGGCATCGCCGATTTTTGATATCGGCTT